TTTCTTGCATACTTCTGGTATAGTCTTCAAATTCTTGATCGTTCACTGTTTCTCCTTTAAAGGACAGATTAAAGTTGTGTACTTAATGTACAGGTATATTATACCATATTTTAGACAAAAAGTCAAGTTATTTTTTAGTCTTCTTACCTGCCATTGTCATCTTCTTACCAGTCTTCTTAGCTGCTTTCTTAGCAGCCGCCATACCAGCTTTGTCGTAACTGTAGCTTTTTCCACCTACTTTTGGCATTATCTTTTCCTCTTTTTAGTTGTCTTAGCTGCTTGTTTAAAAGCTTTAGCGGTTGGAGCACCTTTAGCGCCCTTCTTTCTCATTTTCTCATTACTACCCGCAGCGATACGCTTACGTTTAGCATGAATATTATCATAAAGACCAGCCACTACCATTTCTCCTTATTGGCCCAGTACGCTGCTGACATCTTACCCTTTGCAATATTCTTTGCATGACGAGCCTTAAATGACTTGCGTCTGGCTTTTTCTTTCTCAGTTGTAGGGGCTTTACCCGCACCACTTACGCCTTGCTGTCCGAATCTAATTGTTTTTGTTGTGTCACCTTCTTTAGCAACAACTACGTGAGACTTAGTAGGATGGTTAGGAGTCCTCTTTGGTTTGTTGTAACCGCTTACTCCCGCCCTTTCCAGCTTTGAGTCTTTCTTCTTCGGCACTTTCTAAAACCTCCAGTCTGTTAAATATTAAATCAAAGTTACGGTTAATCTGCGCTACTACTTCTTCAAGTTCTCTGTTACTGACCATTTGGCCCTCTTGGTTGCATTGGGATAGTGTTATTGGGTGTAGCTTTTTTAGTATTAAGTGTAGCTTTTTTAGTAGCCTTTTCTTTTAACAACATATCGGCTACTTTAAGTCTACGCTCAAATTCTTTATCGTCTTCAGTGCCGGCTTTTAAGTTAGTCGTTACGGCCTTCATGCGATCAATTTCAAGTTCCTGAGGCATAAGCTGTGTTTCCATAGCAATCTTCTGAGCCCTTGCCTGAGACTCTTGAGCTTGTCCTGAGAGGGCCGCTGTCTGAGACTGCTGGAACTCCATCTGAGCTTGCTGCGCGGCTTGTTGGGCTTGCTGCTGCTCTGGAGTGGGCTGTCCTGCTTGCTCTAAGCGTTGCATTAGCTCTTCACGGTTGGACAAGTTCATGTTATCAATGATTGCGCTAATCAAAGACGTATACAACGGAGAGTCTGCCTTCATAGTCTGTAGTAACTGTACAAGCTGTGTTACTTCGTACTCACGCGCCATGATGCCCAAAGTGGACGTAGCGTTGAATTTATAGTCGGAAACGGGATAGTGCTCTGGGTCAAACTGCATGTATCGGTGTGCAGCTTTGGTTACAAAGGGGATTAGGAAGGACTCTTGGAAGTTAATCAGTGTACGCTTATGGCGCTTAATAATAGCACCGAGAGACATACTAATACCAGCAGCCGTTGCTTCACCGTTAATACTCCCTGAAATACCCGCAGAGTCTATCGCTCCTGTAGCGGTTTGTACCATCTTTTGTAATGCGTCAGCCTGTGCAAAGGTAATCTGGCTGACCTGACCAAAGTTAAAGGGCTTTAGGATCTCGTCTGGATTACCATTGGTCAGGATAAGTTTACCCGCACGTACCTCAGGCTTAGAGCCTCTGGGGATACGTGTAGCGTCCATAGCCATCATAGGATGGACTGTAAGGGCCAAAGCGTCAATACGTGCTCTAATCTCTGCGTCCAGCGCCTTCTGGCTGTTGTATCCTTTCTCACAGACTCCACGACCCCAGAAACGAGATGGTACAACGTCCCACGGAAATGCCACAATGGGTCTGTCCTGCATCATGTAGGGGTTTTCTTCCGCTTTGAGAAGAATACCGCCATTGGCAATAACTACGATGGCTTCCACGTAATAGCTTTCTGAATCAAGCTCTAACTCACCGTCCATCTCAATGATTTCTTCTTCAACTTTATCATCGTCATCATCATCATTACTCTTAGCTAACTGAGCTTGAGCGTCAGCTAACAAGTAAGCAGGTACTAACCCATAGTATTTAGTAAGACGTACTTTGTCGTCTGCGTAGGTGGTTAGGTCTTGATCTGGCTCAATGTCAAAGTCTGGAGCTGCTGAACCTACGTGACACTTTTTGTAAACTCCAGCTTCCTGTAGCTGCTCAACGGTGTGTGCGGAAACAAACTCATCCACAGCAACACCCAAAGCGTCCTCTACGGAGGTGGCTACGGGGTCAATAAGGAAGTTCTGAGGCATTACGGGGCGTAGGCGACAGACAGTCCTGTCAACAATATTAACACCCACAGCAGTTAAATCCCCTCCCATAATGGGCTGGGTGGCTGGCATCATCTCTTTTTCATCGGAAAGAACAACCTCTGCAATCCCCGTACCAAATACAGCGGAATTGATAAGACACTCCGCAACAGCTTTTCTAACCTTAGTCTTCTCAAAATCCTTATGAAGATTATTACGGAGATAAACAATGTCAGCTTTATCAGGATCGTTAGCATCATCAGTGATGTCAAAGAACTTTCCTCTTCCAAAGGTTGCTTCTTCAATTTCCGCAACGGAACTCTCCACGGCTTGTTGTAGGGCTGGGCTGATAATACGAGAGCGTTCTGAATCTCTGGTTACATCTTCCTGCGCCCAGATGCCACGCCAAAGGCGATAGTATTCATCAAACTTCTGTGCATAGTTGGCTTCAAAGTGATCCCGCCATGAGTCACATTTAGTAATGACCCAATCCTCCAAAGCCTCATCAATCATCAACGGCTTGTTTTCTTCGTTGTAATCTTCCATATATTTAATATCCTGCTACGGAGTCTAAGGTTTCAAAATCATCGTACTGCTCAAAGTCACCTGCGTAAGCAACTTTGGCTAATTGATCCACGTAAGCTAAGGCGTCCACTAAGTCATCGTGAGTTAGCGGATCAGGAAACTGAAAGAGTTCGTCCAAGAAACGACTATTCCACTCTCCTTTGCTTAACTGTATAATATTATTCTCAAAGCGACCCTGTAAGGCCCACATGATACGGTCAGTCTTCTTCTGGTTGCCGTGAGTTAGTTCCTCAACCCTAAAGAAGAAGCCGTTACGCTTCATCATGTCCGTTAGGGGAGACATAACTGCTTGCTTTGCTATACCCCTCTCAATACCCACTGAGATTGGCTTGTAGTCCCTGACGGCTTGGAAGATCTTCTGTGCTGTATCGTCCAAAGTCCATCTACCGTAGATAATGTTCTCTACGTACCAACCGTCTTCATTCACAAAGACTACCGCAATGGCTGTATTATCAAGACGAGTATTTTTAGACTTCTTCTTAGATACGTCCTGAAACCCCGCCAAATCCACTGAGATGTAACAATCGTAGTGTTCTGGTTTTTTATCAGCAAAAGTAACCCATTCCTCTTTAAACATCTCTGAGCCTTTGGCTTCAAAGGAAGCCATAAACTCTTGCCTAAAGGCATAGCTGGACATGGACTTTTTAGCTGTATTTATTTCTTCTTTGTCTAGTAATGGGTTGTCATAGCTGGTAAAGTGCCACGCTTTGTACGTTTCATCGTCACTTAGTTCTGCATACTGGTACAAGTCGTAAAAGTGATTACGCCCCATAGGGGTTCCAATGAACAGCGCATGACCCTTTTGGTCAGCTAAGGCTGGTCTTAGGATCTGTTCCCATACGTCAGGCTTAATGTCTGCGTACTCGTCCAAGACTAAATAACGTAAAGACACACCACGCATAGTTTCAGGTCTGTCCCCACCCTTCAGGGAGATCATAGCACCGTTTACTAATTTTATTTGTAAATTGTTAATGTGACTGGACGCTATGACGGGTTGACCTAAGCTCATTAGGGTTTCCCACATAATGTCCCTAGCCTGACCCTGCGTAGGGGCTACATAAAAGACAGTACCTCTGTCAGTCTGTAAGGCATTAACAATTAATAACCACGCTGCAAGTCTGGACTTACCTGTACGTCTACCTGCTGCTACTATCTTAAAGCGTGTGGGGTCTTCCCAGACTTGTTGTTGCCACGGTAGCAGTGATATGTTTAGTTGTTGATCGGACATTACTTAGTAAGACCAAACCACAGGTACACCCCTTCTGTCATCAACGTGGATAAAGGTTTTAGCAACCCCTATGCCCTTAAAGCCCATTTCCATAGCATGTTTAATAATTACATACTTTTGATTACCGTCCTTTACAGCTATATCAGCAGCCACACCTAAGACATGCTGACCTACAGTAGACTTCTTAGCTTCTACACTATGGGATCTATCTCTATAGCCACTGGTGATAGTAAAGGGAAAACCACACTTTTCTCTTAGTTCATCCAAACGATGAATAAAAGCTATGGACATTTCATTCTTACCTGTCTCTTGACAGTCAAACTCTTTATAAGTAAAATATTTAAACTCTTTACTCATATTCTGTGTATTCCCCTTCCATAACTTCAGGATTATCCGTGATGGTTGTTTCGGAACCTACACCCGTTATGTTGATGGATATAGAAGACCTACCTCCATTAAGCTTATCCTTCTCAAAGTAGCTTACGGGTAACATCCTGTCCATCATTAACTTCCATGCTGCTGCTTGATGCTTATGGTCATCGTCCAAAGCAGCATTCATGATACTGTCCAACACTTTCTGTGACTTAGGGGAGGCTAACATACGAGCTTTGTACTCGTTAATGATAGCAGCGTCACCTTTGGGTCTACCTACGGCATTTCTACCACCCTTCTTGTTAGACTCAACAAGGACTTTTTTAGGTCTACCCCTTTTCTTCTTGGGTATTTCTTCAAGCAAAAGTATTGCCTCCTAGTATTGCTATGAGATACTTTAAGATACCTAAGGCAGCTTTAGAATATTACTTTAATTAATTTCTTAAAAGTAATCTCTTTATGCTTCCTTAGTATACCTGTATATTATAGCACATTTTTAGTTAAAAGTCAAGAACTTTCTAGTAGAAACCCTAACTATTTGTCTTGTTGTGTCTTCCATTAGCCCACCATTTGACCATTTAGTCAACCATTCACAAAATCTATGAGATTCAAGAAGTTGATCTACAGAATTTACTAATAATTAGTGCCTATTAGTGTACTAAAATGCTTCTTTTTGGTGCACTTTAGTGTTCAAAATGGCCCTTTTTAGTGCCTAAGGTGGTACTACTAATAATAACCAATGGCTGCCCCCCTCCCCCGCCCCTAAAAGCAACCCCATTGGAAACTATTGGCACACTTCTTGCATGCCTAAAGTTGGCACGGATCTTGCAGGGCCTAGAGTTGGCATGATAGTTGCTAGGGGTAGCCTGTGGATAACCTGTGGATAACTATTGGCACGCTTATTGCATGGCCCAGAGTTGGCATGGGTCTTGCATAACGTGCAAGAAGCATACCATTGGTAACATTGGCACACTTATTGCTAGGCGTGTGGGTCTAGTGGGGAGCCTATAGTAGCCTATAGTAGCCTATGGCGGCCCATGTCCCTATCATAGATTGGCAACCATTGGAAGACCTATAGACTACTATTAGTTTGGTTTATGTCTAAACATATAGACAACAATTAGGCTTGCATTGTCTAAACCATTTGATATTATAGGTTCATCACTTAACTATATAGGAGTAACACATCATGTTAAACATTATCCGAGCAAGAGCAACCGAAGTAGAAGGCCCGCGCAATTTCCTTCGGGGAGAGTACGCGGTCAATGTAGGCAATTCAGCATGGCCCATTGAATGGAAACCAGCTTACGTCCAGATGCAGCACGTATCACCAGAAGCCCCATCAGTAGCCCATGTTCACCCTATCGATAAGAACGGTGATTGGTCGGGTC